AGATTTGCCAAATAATGCCTAATTATCATTAAAAAGCTCATCTGAAAGGGATAGAAAGAACTGCGTGGCCATAGACAGCTCACTGCAGGTTCAATGCGCCTACAGCACTGCACCATGCTATCTCCCTCGCGGTAGCGGGGGAGAAGCCTCCGTACAGGCTCTCTTTGTAGACGTCTTGGAAAGCGGTTAGCGATGGATGTGGCTTAACCGCCTGCGCCATCCTCACGGCTTCGTAATCATCGAAACCCGAGTCGCGCAATTGTTTACGCACTTTTCTGCCTTCTGCGGAGAGCTTGGTCATTATGAGAAGTGGAGGTGTTGAGTAGCTCTCTCCGCGAGATTTTGGTGGACATGCGGGGTGCGCACCCACGAGACCACAGCCACTGCATGGCTCAAGCCCGCCGGCAGACGCGGGAATCTCTTCTTTGATAGTTTTCCACTTCACTCTCTGTGAGTTCCTCTGCATCCATTCTGGGTGTGGATCATCTGGGTCTGGTTCGAATTCTCCACAACTTGATCTCATAGTTTGGGAGAGGGGCGGCGGCACCTGCGGTTCGTCATCGCTCTCCTCGGTCCCACCGAGATCTTCATCTTCAGAGGTGTAGATGTCAGTGTCTGAGTCAGTGTCTGTGTCTGTGTCCGTCACTTCCTCAAGCCCAGCCTCCTCGAGTGCCAAGCGGCACGCTTCAACGAGCTCCGCGTAGTCCTCCTCATCCTCCTGTTGGAGGTTAGGAGGTTCCGCAGCAGCACGAGTGATTGTTGTGTTCCGGAATTGCTGGAACTTGAGAGGTGCTGCAGGCGAGGGTGAAAGACCACAGAATTGTTGTAGTGCAGTGACATTCCAGTAGCCATTTGTTTGAGTGGCTTCAGTGGAGCGCGCCACTCCGAAGTCTCCAATTGTGAAGACGTTGGAGGGGCTCACATTGTAGTTCATAAGGACGTACCACTCACCCTGGTTGTAGTCAGCGTTAAACTGGATGGTAATTGAGCTGACATTTCCTGTTTGTATCTGATTCACAAAGCGGTTCCCACTGGCCACGATGTTCATGGTGGCAGGGTGTCCCTCCACGGAACCAAGGTCTATTCTGTACCTACCAGTGCGGGTAAGCTGTGCAAGAAAGATTTGAATCTGCACTTGCCTGGTTGCACTGGTGGGAGTGAGTGTGATGCTCTGAGCAGCATAGACTTGGCCAACGACCTGCATTGCGGCCGTTCCCGAGCTGTCACGGGTCATGCAGTAGAGTGGAACCCCGTCACTGGTGGGGGTTGAATCAACATAACCAGTTGCTGTCATTTGATAGACACCGCTATGTGCTGGATCCAGGGGTGTAACTTTGTATGCAAAGGAGAGTGGCACAGTGTTTGTGGCATCAGGTCTGGTGTAGTTAGAGGTTAGGCAGAAGCCCTGGAAGTTTGTGATTTGTGGTGATCTCACATAGTTGAAAAGCAGGGGCCCTATGGAGGAGCTAAGCCCCGCGATCACCTGATACTCATTTGGCCAGAGTATCTGATCTGGGTCCAGAGGCTCAACTGCCCGACCGACTTGGCCCGATGCCTCTGCAAGTCCTGTGTTTCCTGGTGTTACTTGGATGTAGTTGAAGCCACTAACTGGGATGGTTGTGTCCTGAGTCACACTTGCAATGCATGGTGTGGAAGTGTTGGCATCTTGGATTGAGGAGTAGACACGGAAGGTGTCGACCCCGGCGCGAGTGGAAGCGCCTGCAACCTTCTTGATGAACCACCAGCCACCGGAGAAGAGCCAGTTGAAGGGGGGGGGAAAGGCACTTGTTGCCACATCGACAGCGGTGTCGACGACCTGCCAGATGATTTCAGAGGCAGATCCGTCTCCACCACTAGCTCGGGCAAAGCGTGTTGTTGAGGGGACCTCAAGTTCTATGGGTTCCCCGGCTTGTGCCTTGATGGTGATGTTGCCAGTGTCCCCGTTAGAATCCCCTTTCACTAGGTTCAGCATTCCGGGTGAGGGAGAAAAGTTGGCAAACTCCCATGTGGCGGTCATCTCAACTAGGAAGAGCTGTCCCTCAAATTCCTTGGCTTGGTAGGTAGACATGGTCTTTCCATAGGTGTGGATCTCCAGAGCACCCCCTAGGTAGCTCAGAGGGTCACCTTTGGTTAGGGTGTTAAACCAACCCTCCTTGGGCCCAGGGATGTCACGGGCCTGGAGCACAAAGGTGGCGGGACGACCAGGTGTGGTGTCGATATGCTTCCGCGCACCAAGTGCACTCCAGCTAGACGATGAGGGGGTGGCGGACATATTAAGAGAAGCCCGCACGACCGTCCCTGACACCGCACTAGCTCCAACAAGGGGGGTAAGCGTTAGCTTAAGGTGCTTGAGCCTCCATTGGGAGTAGGTGGCAGCATAAATCTGGATGGGGCCAAACTGGTTGCTACCAGTGACCTCCTTGATGAGCGCGGGATTGATGAGCGCGCTCATCTCTAGCTCTACCTTATTTCCAGAGTTTACACCAACAGTGCCCAGTGTAGCTGTTACCTGCTGGGTCACTGCGGCACGGGGTCCGCGGCGCGTGCTTCCACGACCACGGCCCGTGCGCCTACCTCTAGATCTTGGTTGGATCTGAAGCTTGATGGTCTGCTTCTTTGCCTTATTCTTTTGGCGGCGCTTGGTGTTGCGCGCCTTGTTCTTCTGCCCTGGGGCAGGCTGTTTAGCCTTTTTCTGTCTGGCCATCACGCCAGCCATCTCTTGGTCCACCCTCCCAGAGTAGCCGTAACTGCTCATCAGTGAATCTCTTTGGGAGATCACTGCTGATGTAGTCGGCAGTGGCGGCCAGGCAGTGCTCCAGGTACTCCCTAAAGGGATGGTCTTTGGGAGCATGTGCCATCAGAATCTGGAATGAGAGTAGCTTCCCATGAAGAGTATTGAAGTCTTTCAAGGTTGCTGCTGGTTTTAACAAGGATGCCATGAGTTTGTAGGGTTGCGCGGGGATGGGTGTGAACCCTTCACCAATTTCAAACCCGCAGAATGTCAATCCTACGAGGTCTCGCGCGACTTTGACTTTTTCAGGCTTTACCCACATACCAAAGATGTCTCCATACATTTTGACGACGCGTTCTTCATAGTTTGATGGTAAGTGCATCGTCCTGGACAGGCGATCGTCTCCATAGACGATGGTGTCATAGCCTGCCCATTTCTGCCAGTCAGGTCCATGGAAGTAGCAGAATTCAAAGGCCTGCAGCCAGTAGTTTACCATGTTGTTGTCCATCGTTGTTGAGATCTGTCCTGAGGGGTTGCCTCGGTTTTGACGTGTGACCTCACCAGAGGGTAAGAGCACGTACCGGTGTACAAGGTTCTTACAGTACCAGCGGTATACGTGTAAATACCGTTTCCGGTGTTTTTCGTTCATCAGGGACCAGCGCAGCTTCTTAATATGCATGAAGAGCGCAGTTGGTATAGTCCCATCAAAACGGGTCCAGTCAAACTCAATATAATAGGCACCTGGTCTTTCTAGGCGCCTAATGAGGCGTTGGAACCCCCCTCCAAAGGGTGTCCACCCACACTGCCCGGAGCTTTGCTCACAGGCCTGCTTCATGAGGTTATTCTGATGCTGCTCAAGGCAGGCGCCAATTCTACCGTATATGGGATCGGCACAGAGTATCTGGCGGACATCACCTTTGTCAATCTTTTCCTGCTTAAGGACCTCCTTCTTCATGAAAAGATACCAGAGCACATCCGGTGTGGCACCTTTATCGATCCCGGCGAATTCGCGTTCGTATGGCGTCCAGCCCTTCTCTTCAAGGTACTCACGTTCCGTGGTATATTCCAGATGTTTAGGAAATGCCGGTGTGGACTCTAGGTTCTTCTCAGTAGCGGTTATGTGAACTACCCTGGTATCAGTTAGGTAAGCGAAATGCATTCGCCATGCTTTGTCAGCAAATTCACACTCCACTGGATGTTCTTTGAAGAAGTCTATAGGTTCCTTATAGTGGAATTTCTCAAACGAGACTGCATAGGCCTCAGGGCCCCAGATGGTCGGGCCGTATTCATCAAACCTGTCCGTATTGGGTGGTGGTAAGACCCCTAACATGTTCTCATTTGGTATGTGGTTGTCTATGACTGGTCTTTTTACAGGTAGGGAACAGACTACTGGGTATTGCTCGGGAACCAGCCATCGAAAGGGCGGCTCAACCATTTTCTTCCAGTAGTCTAGTTGGTCTTCTTCTGTGCTTTCTTTGGCGAAGGGGGGGCTTGGGATGTTGATGGATTCTGGGGACCCTGCTGTTTGCTGGAATCCTGGGTCCCCTTGCCCCCGTTTTTTGGCTGCTGCTTTGCTTTTGGCTTGAGACGCTGGGAAAATTTCTCAAGGCCGAGCTCCTGTGCCTTCCTGTCGATGTCATAGACGGCACGTGTGAGGTCGCCGTTAGCGGCAGCCTTCATCACATTCAAGATCTCTGCGCCGAGCAATTTCCTTTCAGCGAGTGTTGTTTCACAGCAGGCACGCCCAACACTGGTGACGTCAAACTCAGGGTAGTCTTCATATTTGGGGACGTCATCGCAGACAACTGGTGGTGTCTTGCATTGTTTCATCCCAAAGGTGGAGTTCCAGACTCCCTTCGAACCAACCCTGATGACTGAGGCTGGATTCTCATTCCAGCCAGGTTGGCCTTCAAGGTCACTGGGATCAAGTCCCATGTCCTTGGCCATTCTATCTCTCTTCCCAGTGCGGCGGCTGTATTCATCATTGTAATCATCTTCGCCGAATTGCCAATCATCATCTGAGGCTTCATAGTCCGACCATTCAGGGAAACCAGCCTCCTCATTTTGTTGTTCATAGAGGTATTCGGCTAGGGCCTTGATCTCATCAACTGTCATGCCGCTGTCAAGCATCTCCTGGTATTGTTGCTCGGTAAACATGGGACCGCGCTGGCGGCGGCGAGCTGCATGGTGGTAGCCTGGTTGGGTCTTCATCCGGCCACGCCCACGCTTGTTCTTTTTGCGCCCAGCAGTGCGGCTTTTCTTTCCTTGATTGAATTCATCCCCAAGTTCGTCAGCAAGTTCTTCTCGCAGTATCTGCATCTCCCGCTGCATCGCCTCCCGTACGAGTGCGACGATGTCAAGGTCGGGCTTAGTAGCAGGAACCTGGCATTGTTGGAGTTGTGCCTTCAGAGCTGCGATTTCTTCCTGGAGGGCTCTCACTTGTGGATTTTCCTTGGGTGCGTCAAGAAGGTCTTCAGGTCGTATCACAACCGCACCTCCGGTGTATCCAGTGTTCGTCTGGTGAACACCTAGGACATGCCCATTCTCGTCAACAACTGGTGCGCCACTCATGCCATCGATGGTTGGTGTGGCGTAGGAGATGGTAGTCCCGTGGCACATGCCAGGAGTGACGGACGTGAGCAGTGCCCCTTCCGGGGTTGGCGCGGTGACACAGACCCAGTCATATTTTGGTGTCTTTGCGATCTTGAGTCTTTGTATTGCACCCTGAAGTGGATGTGGCATCTTCAGCAAGGCTATGTCGCGTCCAGGGAAGGTCCTATGGACAGTGGTAGGGTAAGAAGCTCCGTTGTAGTGTACTTGAACCGATTGTGCGGTGCCCACTACATGTTCAGCTGTGACGATGTAGTTGCCAGCAGCGAATCCAGAGCCCTTCCCATCCTTTGTCTCAATGATGACAAGTGCGCCTGGTGAAGCGCGGACCATTGGTGACACCCCTGTGCGCAGTTGGGAAAACCTAGCCATTTTTGACACAACTGCTTTGGCCTTTTGTGCAAACCGGAATACGGCGTTTGGTGGTGTGTTGACCTTGTGTGTGACTTTCCCGCTGACATCCCGGACCTCTATGGTGGCGCCAGCTGTGGCTGGCAGGAGTGTGTAGCACCTGTAGAGGACTAGGGCAAAGCCTATGTAACTAGGGCTCACACCCACAGTGACAAAGGCATGTGCAGCAAGAAAGACAATTGCCGTAACGGTGTGCGCCTTCATGTGTTGGATGTATGAGGCATCAGGTAGGACACATCCAAGGAAGGAACAGCGGCGATGGCCTGGAGCCCAGCTATGGCTAGGGCTGTTGATGGAGAACATCATGTAGATCAAGGCGACCACTGTGCACACGGTGGCACTAGTTGGCGTGTGCCAAGGGGCAATGGCAAGCATAGCAAACCGCATAGTGGAAATCGTTGCGGCTGCCAGGTAGAGGACCGCAAGGCGTGGATTGGTCCCCTTCCAGAGTGACAAGACTGCCATTACCACAGATACCATGTGCCAGATGTGGTTCTCCAAGGTCCACTTCAAGCCATCGAGGAAAAGGACGAAGTACCAGTCGCCTGAATCGTAGAGTTTTTCCACTAAGATACGCCACTGGTCTTCTGCATAACCAACCCAGGTGTTGTAGTAGTTGGCTATTTCCATATTCCTTATCCGCTGGTTAAGAAGCTGTTCAATTCTCTCTTGGATTTCCTCATAGCGTTGTGATCTTGCCGGTTTCTGTTCCTCAGTTTCAGTTGCATTGGTCGAAAGCCAGAAGGACATGAAAAAGATAAGCACACATAGTGCAAGTGTTGCTTTTGAGAGTCCACTCCTAGGCGGAGTGGGATGGCTAGCCTGGCGGTACCGGGCAAGTTGATGCACCAACCAGCCATTCTGTACGCGCTGCTCTGAGAGTTCTTGTTTCAGAGCAAGGATTTGCTCCTTGTCGCGTGCTTTCTGATTGAGCATGACCCCAACCAGTGCGCCAGGTGGTACAGGCACAGAAGGTGGTATGGGTTTCCAGTCATCGTCCCAGACGTATGTGCACCACTCATTTTCAAAATCAACTGCAGACGCAACCACTACGCGTTTGTGGTAGTCATTGGTTGGCGCAGGATAGATGAGTAACTTGGGCACATGGTGGAATGTCCAAGGAACGTTCTGGTCATGGTACAGCTTGCGCAGCTCCTGTTGCATCGATGTTGTGATGCGGGAGCGTGCGGCAAAGCTGCCCAAGTTCATTGCTGCATCAACTTTAGAAGCGTAAAACGCCCCGGAACCAGCCATCGTGGCCAGCCATCTGTGG